AATCGTGCTGAAAAGAACACTACTGTTGTTTCAGGTGACACTAAAGTTGATACTCGTGCAATCAATAAAGCTTACTACGCTGTTATTGGTCCAGAAATCAAGTACGATCTTGATAACTTGACTCGTGGTACAGGTAACGCTGAAGAGTTCGCTTATATCCCTGCATACAAGTATGCAGCAGCAGCTAGCCTAGCTGAAGGTGAAGTTGGTTCTATGGGTGATGTTCGTTTCATCGAATCTGAGTCTGCTCTAGTTTACGCTGCTCAAGGTAGTGTTGTACCTCAGAACTACGTAGGTGATCTATCTTCTAGTGGTGGTACTGATAATACTTCTGGTACTGCTGGTGATCGTGATAACTTTGATGTTTTCCCTATCTTGTTTCCAACAAAAGGCTCTTTTGCTATTGTAGGACTAAAAGGTAAAGGAAAAATTAAGTTTAACAGTCAGTCTCCCGGTAAGATTGAACTTAGTAATCCTTATGCAACTCAAGGTTTCTTTAGTTACAATTTTTGGTACGCAGGTCTTATCTTGCGAGAAGAACGTTTACTTAAAGGGTATGTTTGCGCTAGCAAATAACCAATAAGTATTAACCAGCTGGGACTTGAAAAAGTCCCGGCTATTATTAATTTGTTAAACAACTGAAAGGATTTAACACATGTCAGATCGAGATGACCTAATACTGGAAGCTAATGAGCTAGGTTTAGAGTTTCAAGCTAATATTCCTACTAAAAAACTACAAGCTAAAGTTGATGAAGCTAACGGAAAAGTAGAAACACAAGATGTAGAACCAGTAGTTGTTTCTGAAAAACATTCTAAAAAACCGCTAACTAAAAGACAAAAAATTAATGAAAAACGTAAAGCGGCTTTCAAAACAAGAGTAGTAACTATTACAAATAAAGATCCTCGTGATTCTGCTGTAGCTAATACTGCACATTTGAGTTTTGAGAATAACTACTTCGGATTAGCTAAAAATGTACCGTTAGATATTCCTGTAGAGCTAGAAGTAGCACTAATTAAAATTGCAGCTTCTACTCTTATGCCTCTACATAAACGTGAATTTGTTGATGGAAAAGACACAGGTAATATGATTACTATAAGAGTAAAAAAATACGCTATTAGTTATGGTGAAGGTGAATAAAAATGACCTTAGCTTTTACTGAGTTTACAAATAACGTAACTACTGACTCCTCTACTTATAAAGTACAAGGAGATGGTATTTTTGATGATATGATGGAGAGTATTACTGCTCACATTAAGTCTCAGTACGATTCAGGTGCTATTAATGGTGTTGACTACGCTAAAGTGTATCTTGGAGCTATGCAGTCAGTAATTCAAACAGCTGCAAAAATTTATCTAGAGACACAAATACAGATAGATACTTCTGCTTTACTGCAAGCACAAAAACTTTTAGTTGATAAACAGGTCATAGAAAGTATTAGTAAAAATTTACTTCTTGAAGCACAAAAAACTACGGAAGATAAAAAAGACGACCTAATTACAGCTCAAACACTAGGGTTTAAAGTAGATGCTAAACAAAAAGTACTAGCTAAAACACTAGAAACTTGGGCTATTTACTATTCTGTTAATAAAACAGGTGCTGCTCCAACTATTGTTAATGAAGCTAAAACTTCTGCACTATATGAAGATATACTAAATGATTTGCCAGCCTAATGACTAAAGAAGAAACACTAGCTAACATAAATAGTTGTATTGTCTATGAGAATGGGTTGCCTGTTCTCATGGACGGTATGTTTATGGATAGCGAGCTTGATAGTTTAGGAGTAGTAATAGTACTGCTTACAATAGCCAATGATTATGATATTGACACAGCAGAATTTGATGATATAGATGTAGATGCTTTGTCCGTAAAAATGTTAGTTTCTATCTGCCACTCAACTACTTCTGTATAATGTGAAATACAAACTTATTAATTTACTGCAGAATGATAACTACATCCGTAAATGTAATGAACAAGATATAGATAACCACTACTCTGTTGTAGAATCCTTAGTTTCTGATAGTGACACTAATATACACAAAAAACGTATGTTAAAGTGTATAGCTGAGAACACAGCGTATTGTTTAATTGATGGGTCTTGTTTTTTGTATTTTAAGAAACTAAGTCCTTACAAAACTGAAGGAGTTTTGTTTTATGGTAAAGGAAATCCTGTAGGTACACTAACACTTCTTATAAGTATATTCTATGGAAATGCTTATTCACCTGTAAAGACTCTTAGTTTTATTCCCCATAAAAAAGAAGGAGTTATTAACTTAAAAAGTTTACTAACAGTTAAAAGTATTAAAAAATGGTATGAGTTTGGTACCCCTGTTATCATAAACATTAGTCTAATAAAACAGAAATTGGATAAAATTTTACATAATTCTAGGTAGTTTAATTATGGGTGCTGTTGTAGAAATTATTGAAGATATAATAGACATAGTAGAAGATGTTGTTGAAGGAGTAGTAGAGGCTGTAGAAACAGTATGGGATGATATTGTTATGCCTTTACTGGAATTTGTAGTAGGTATATTTGGTATCGAAGATGAGACCGTAGTACAAGTACAACATGTTTCACAGAAAGTTTATCCTTCAACTACAGATCTAGAAGAAGATGCGTTAGTTAAAATAGCACTTGAGTACACAAAAAATTCTGCTATTGCATTAATATCTCCGTTTAATAAGTACACTAAAGTTGCTCAAGGAAAAATAGACGGTTACTACAATTACGCAGAAGAAGGTGAGTATCCTTATGCTTTACCTACAACAAATGTACGTAAAAATACTATAGACCAATCTGCTGTTATTAATGCTTTGTTTTCTATAACTGGTTACACAGTTAATATTACTAGTGCAGTACAAAAGTACCCTACAAAAGAAGTTTATTTTAAACACTATTTACAAAATGTTTATAGTTATCTTCCCCATCTTAATACATTAACTTTTAGTGACGAGTACGGTACTTTCGATAGCTATTTTTTATCTGCTGTTACGTACAATGCAGGAGCTAATAACTACCAATTAACAGTACAGAGACTAAGAGAAACTGCTACGTTTTATTTATCTGGTTATTCAGAAGTAGTTCAAGGAGATAACACACTAATGTACACAGTTAGTGTCGATAGACTTATACCTGCTAACAAAACTGTCACAGTTAATTTAAGTTACACAGGAACAGCTACAAACGGTACCCATTTTACCTCAGTTGATACTGTAGTATTGCTAGCTGGTACATCGTACACAGACTTTACTATTAGTACTGAAGCAAACTCATTACCTTATGAATATACCTTGTTAGAAGATCAAACAGAGGCAAACTACGATGATTCTGGCAGTAATGGTTCGTACTCTAGTTCTGGAAGCGACAGTACTAATTTCTACAGTGCATTAGACACAATAACTTTGGACAATGATGATGTGTTAACAGTAGATAGTGTAGATGTAGACGGAAATGTAATAACTTTTACAGTGACAAGTTCTGGTGGTGATGCTTCTGCAGGAACTACCATAAACCAAATTTCTTCTAGTGGTACAGGTTTAGGTTTTACTATAACCCCGGAAACAGTAAACTTGTTAAGTTCCTCTGTTACTATGGTTGTAAGTATAGAAAGTATCTCTACACAAGACAGTTTTGAAGCTACCGCTTTAGCTGAAGGAAAACACAGCATATCAACTACTATTACTTATAGTGTTGCTAACCCTGTAGACACAGATAACACTAATATGCCATCTCCTTTAACAGAAACTTTGACTAGTGTGATTACTAGACCTGCTTATAGAATTATTTCTTATGTAATTGTTACTTACTATATTGACGAAATTGCTGAATGGAAATATTGGGTGTATGACATAAGTAGTAATACTTACCCTGATGTTAAAATGGTAAGCAGTAGTTTAAGTAACTTAGAGTTTATGCCTATTGGTATACTTAGGTCTAACACAGTTTCTGCCAGTGTAGTTAGTGTAGGACAAGAAAACTATGATGGTATAGTAGGGCTATTAGGTACTTTAGACTTAGAGTTTAACGACATAATACAACAAATAGAAGCTAACCCTAATATTGCTGGTATATCAGAAGGATTTTTATCCTTCGCTGTAAACCCTACTGATACAGCAACAGTAGTTTCTAAAATTCTTTATGAGATGTTTTATACATTAGTAATTACAGAAGCTGTTGATTTTAATACAACAGTAGACAACCAAGGGTATTATGCTACGTTTTTAGAACAAAATGTAAAACGAGCTGTAGTATGGTCTACACAAAATGCTTCTACTACCATATTTGATTCAGGTCCAATTGGTACTTACAGCCATACTGTAACTAACGTAAACACTCTTACTATGAGAAAACAGGTGTCTACTACTTCTTGTTCTACAATTGTATTAACAAACATGTCTGGTATAGAGTTTATTTTAGGTAATGGGCAAGAAAACATGAGCCTTAGTAAACTAGGGGATGATAACTTTTCTATACTGTTGTCTCATTTTTCTATTGATAGTTTAACTCCAGTTGAACAACTACAGTTGTACACCCTAGCTTTAAGGATGAATTTTTATTCTGTACAGATAACTGAAGTGGCTTGGTATGAAACTTCAGCGTTTGCAGATTTACTAGAAATAGTACTAATAGTTTACACTCTGATAACTTTTGACCCTACAAAACTATCTTTAGCTGCTTTTTTTCAGGTTGCATTAGCTAATTATGTTATTATTTCTATAGCAATTGCTATAATATCTAGTATAGATAGTGAATTTTTAAAAGTAGTTGTTGCTGCTGGTGCTGCTTACTTAACTAGCCAAACTGGTTCAGGTTCAACAGGTATGAGTGATCCTGCTGTTATTACACAAAGCGTCACACAGTTTAGTAATATGATAGTAGCTGATATAAATGCAGATATACTAGAGCTTCAAGCAGAGATGCTAGAAATAAATAATCAATTTGATATTAGGTCACAAGAACTAGCTAGATTAATAGAAGCACAAGAAAATGGATTAGACCCAACCTACCTAGCTTTTCTTAATAGTCCTGACACATATAGGTTTATGGCTGGACCAATACAATACAACTATTCTAGCATGTATGATTATGGTACAGTAGTGGGCAACTATCATAAAAACGCCTTAACTTTAGGTGTAGTTTAACAAAAAGGTACAGAATTATGGGTGAAACTTACAGTAATTTCAAAATTCCTACAACAACACAAATATACGACCCTGCTAAAGAATTTAGTTTAGCAGCTTCCTATGACGATTTTAGTTATAAACCACAAGACTACAGAATGAATGCAGGTAATGGTGTTTTAATGGGTGATCAAAATTACCCAAAAGCACCAGAATCTTTAAATGGATTTCAAAACTTTGGGTTAGCTGCTCAAGGTTTAGGTAGCCTATATGGTATGTATAATGCTCACCAAATGCGTAAGCAAGGAAAAAAACAGTTTGGTATTGAGCTAGCTGGTATGAATAGAAGTCTTGCTAATAATGCAACTTCTTATAATGCAGATCTTATGGAAAGAACTCGTAATGGTTTAGCA